TTGAACCCTGATAGGTCCAGGCGTTCTCGTAATTTCCCTGATCAGTTTTTGCCACTGTTTCATAATTTAATCCTCATTGTTATTTATGTCTATTATAAAATTCTTTAAGAGATGATTGACACTGACCTTTATTTTCTTCTGGCCAATTATCTTTATATCCTTTGATTCTTTTCCATTCATTGTGCATTGCACCTAATATCCATGAAGATGAAAGAGAATCAGGACCTTTCTCTAGTAACTCAACTTGTCTCTTAGTTAATTGTCTGCCTTTAATATCAATATATTCAGACCTCCAATTACTATCATCATAATCTTTAATCATAATTTAAAACCTGCAAAGGTATCTTTCTTTACATCTTGTTTGATACTACCTACCATGTAACTCTCAACCTCTGTCTCCTGTGGTGCAACTTGCATACCTTTAGAAGATAACCAGTGTGCTGTCCAAGGTAGTGGATTGTTTGCCATAGGTGTATCAAATATAGGTTTGAATCCTATTGATTTTAACCTACGATTAGCAGTCCACTCAACATAATTTTGTAGTAGTTTATCATTTAAACCAATAATAGATCCATCTTTAAATAGATAGTTCGCCCAATCTTTTTCTTCTTCTACACAATCAACAAACATTTTATATACATTCTCCTCTTCTTCTTTAATAATCTCCAACATATCTGGGTCGTCACCTTTCTTCCAGTTATTAAGAATGTTCTGTGTAACTGTCATGTGTTGTGATTCGTCTCTCGCAATGAGAGATATGATTTTAGCAGATCCTTCCAAGAGTTTAAGTTCACCAAAAGCAAAGGAACAAGCGAAGGATACATAGAATCTAACTCCTTCAAGGATGTAGACATTAGCAACCGCCCTATAAAGTTTTCTTTTTAAATCTCTGAGTGTCCATTCGGATGTTGGAGAGTCTCTCCAACCTTCTTTCCACATGTTACTTTGATCATACTCATGTGCATAATTAATAAACTCATCGTATGCTTTTGTAACTGATTGAGCACGAGCAAGAATCTTATCATCATCAAGAATCTTATCAAAGACTTCTGATGGATCTGGATATACATTCTTGATGATATGTGTATATGATCTGCTATGAATCATCTCCATAGTCTGCCATATGTTCATACATCCTTCTAGTTCTGGTAAAGAACAGTATGGTGCGAATGCCATACCAGGTGCTCTACCCTGTACAGAATCAAGTAAGATCTGATACTTTAAATTAGAAGTAAAGATATGTTTTTGTGCATCATTTAACTGTGGGTAGTCTCCTCTATCTTTTTGTAAAGATACTTCTTCTGGTCTCCAGAAAAAACCTAATTGTGTTTGTGTCAATCTATCAAAGATAGGATACTTAAACTTATCATATCTTTGTACTCCTAATGGAGGACCAAAAAACATTTTTCCTTTAGTAGTATCAACAACTTTTGTGTTGAATACTGTCATACCTTCTGGGTCTTTAGATAGCACAGCTGTCACAAGCTTCCTCCTCGTTTGCAAATATGTCGTCTAGTAGATTGGATATCGCTTTGTTATTATCTTCTGGTACATCATCCTTCCAACCAATAGGATGTGCAGGTTCGTCTATGTCAGACTTGGTATCATATGTATTCTGATAGTAAGATGTTTTCCAACCATACTTAAAGGTTGTTAATAGATCTTGTGCCATCACTGATGTAGGAACTTCAGAGTTCTCATATTGAAGTGGATTATAAGACCAGTTACCAGAGATTGCTTGGTCAAAGAATTTCTGCATAACTGCAACGATGTTTATGTATCCAGTGTTACCAGGCATATCCCAGAGCAACGTATAATTATTTTTAAGTGTTGCATACTGTGGTACAACTTGTTTAAGAGGTCCTTTCTTTGACTTCTTAGTTGAGATAAGATCTCTTGGTGGTTCAATACCATTAGTAGCATTTGAAACAACTGAAGAAGATTCTGATGGCATCTGTGCAGACAGTGTACTATGTCTGAGTCCATACTCTAGTATGTCTTCTCTCAATTCTTCCCAATCATAGTTCAATTTGTTTGGTACAAGTTCATCTACATCTTTCTTGTAAGTATCAATAGGTAAAATACCGTCAGAATATTTAGTTGAATCAAAATATCCACATGGTCCTTTCTCTTGTGCTATTTTGTTAGATGATTTAAGTAGATAGTATTGAAATGCTTCTGCTAGATCATGTGTTAGTTGCCATGCTTTAGGGTCTTCATATTTAACACCTTGCTTTGCAAGATAGTGTGCAAGACCAATGAATCCTACACCTATAGAACGTCTTGAGAGAGTGCTAAGACGTGCTGCATCCACTGGATAACCTTGATAGTCAATCAACTCGTCTAAGGCACGTACAGTAAGGTCACAGAGTTCTTCTAGTTCATCTAGGTTTCGTAGTTTCCCTACATTGATAGCAGACAAAATACACAATGCAATCTCACCTTCACCATCTATGTGTTGAATAGGATCTGTTGGAAGTGTAATCTCCTGACATAGATTACTCATGTTTACTTTATCTTTGAATGAGGAGTGCTCATTACAATGGTCAATATTCATGATGTAAATACGACCTGTCTCTGCTCTCTCTTTTAATAGATCCAAGATGAGTTCCTGTGCTCCGATGGTTTTTCTTGGAACTGAACTATCTTGTTCGTATGTAGTATATAAACTGTCAAATTTATCAGTGCCAAAAGCATCATACAAACCTGGAACGTCGTGCGGTGAAAAGAGACTGATCTCTGCGTCTTGTATGAATCTCTCATAGAATAGTTTACTAATCTGTATACTGTAGTCTAATTTACGAACTCTATTATCTTCTGTTCCTTTATTATTTTTTAAAACAATAATATCTTCTATTTCTTGATGCCAGATGGGGAAGTGGACAGTCGCTGATCCACCTCTAATGCCATTTTGAGTGCAGCATCTGACAGTGCTTTCAAACTTTTTGAGGAACGGTATAACACCTGTGTGCTGTACTTCTCCGTCTCTGATTTTAGCGTTGATCCCACGGATTCTACCTGCGTTGATACCGATACCAGCCCTTTGAGCAACGTAGTAACCAATAGCCATGTCACTGCTGAAGATGCTATTGAGGGTGTCATCAACATCAACAAGAACACAGCTAGCAAATTGTCGTAAAGGTGTCCGAACTCCCGCCATGATGGGGGTCGGAATGTTGATCTTGTGTTTGGAAATGGCATCGTAGTATCTCTTTATGTAATCTAATCTAATTTGTGGTTCATACTCTTGAAATAAAGTAGCAGCAATTAACATATACATGTACTGAGGAGTCTCAAAGACTTGATTACTACTCCTATCTTGTACTAGATATTTGTCAACTATCTGACGAAGACCTGCATAGGTAAAAAGATAATCACGATCATGATCTATCCAAGAATTAATCTTGTCCCATTCTTCGTCTGAATATTTATCTAGAATACCACCATCATACACACCTTCTGCTACACATTCTTGTACGTGTTCCTTGACATGAGGATGTCCATCAGTTAACCATCCAGATCCTAAGACCTGTTTTCTTACTGCGTATAGTAATAGTCTTGCTGCAACAAATTGATAGTTGTAATGATCTAGATCAATTAGATCACTAGCAGACCTAATTAAAATCTCTTGTATGTCCTTAGTTTCAATCAAATCATAGAATTGTAGACCTGAGTTCATTTCTACTTGGGAAGCACTCACACCGCTTCCTAAACCCTCACATGCTTCTTCTACCATCTTATGAACTTTGTCTAAGTTCAAGGGTTCTACAGACCCATCTCTCTTACGAACTTTAATTCCGTTACTCATATTTTTTTCCAATTGTTAAGTCTAAGGTTTGCTTCTAATCCTTGGTACACATTAGATTGTACCACATTTTGCACATCATGTCCATAAAGGTGCATGTCATTTATGTCCTTCTGATGTATATTATTTGGCCATATTACGACCTTATCTCCTCTGTCAATTGCGGTGGAGACTCTGTTGACGATTTCTCTATTGCGTGGCTCGTTATCATAAATCCAAATATAATCGCTCCAACCAAACGTCCGACAGTCAATATCGGAACCAGCCATAGCAACTGAGTTCTTGATAAACGTGGAGTCAAACGGTCCTTCAACAATATAAACTGGTTCTTGAGCATTTATTCTATCCTGTCCAAAGATTTTGGGTTTGTCTTCATCAAGCATTATCGTAATGTATCTCATCTGTGCCGAAGGGGCTAACGATCTACCTTGATATCCAAAGAGTTTACCATCTTTATCCCTGAATGGGATTATGATACGAGGACTATCTTGTCGGCAGTTATCAAAGGTTTTTTTCTGCTCATTAGTCCAAGCTTTAAACTTGGGACAATAGTAGAAATATTCTAAGTCTTTGATACCTCGTTTTTCAAGATACTCTCGTGCTTCGTGTGAGGTATTTAGCTCTGAGATCTTCTCTAAATTAACATCACCCCCATGAAAATTTGGAGATGAAAAATTAAATTTTGGATTGGGTGTGACAGTACCCTTGCCAGTTCTACCTTCTTTAAATTTCTCCATCACATATTGGTCATGAAGAAAAGAATCTTGATCTTTTATAAAGTTTGCTAATGTTCTACCAACACCACAATTGTGGCATTTGTACATGAAATCATTTTTGATTTTGAATATATACCCACGAGCTTTATTCTTCCTCTTCTGTGAGTCTCCACAGTAAGGACACCTAAAATTAAAAAGATCTGCCTTCTTCTTAGTGAAGAGAGTCAGACGGGGTGAAACAAGTTGTATATATTTTACGTCTAGATACGACAAAGATCCATCAAGATACTTGTGATGAATCTATCATAGTGGTTTGTGGTAAATTTGTCAAGGGTTTTGCTTTTTCTTGAAACATTCCTCTGAGGATTGTTTGTCCTGGTACACTAACGAGGAAAGATATAACAGTAAGAGCACCAAAAATAGACCACATCTTCTTCTCAATTGTACGAAGACGCTCATCAACCTTACGTATATCCCTCTCACAACCCTTCTTTATCTCCTCTGCTCTACGATTTACCTCACGGTGTACACTGTCTACTTTCTCAAAAAGAACTGCATCAATACGATCTTGCTTATCTAACTTTTCATTGTGAACAGCAAGAAGTTGTCCCATCTTTACAGAATTATCTTGTAAGGACTGGACAACTTTTTCTAGTCTTTCTAATATGGCAGCGTTAACACCTTGGTTATCCATCAGACATTACGGACAGCAAAATCTAGGGCAGATTGATAAGATGCAGCGTCTTTGTTTAACATGTACTGGAACTGTTGCTTGTACTCATCCTTTTCCAGTCCTGCATAACATGCAGCAATTCTCTTAGCAGAAAAATTATCTAAATTTTGTGTTGAACCATCCTTGAATTGGATTTTAGCAAAGTGTGTCTCGCCACTTGGGTTCAATTCTTGTGTTGCTACGTCAAGTGCAACTTGTATTACATCCTGATTTTCATTAACCATAGTTTCACCTTCAAATTCTGTTGAGTTGTTCAATTTTGTTAGTTTTTTCTGTTGAGTTGATGCCTTCTTCTTAAAGTCTTGAAGACGTGCCTTCATAAGGACATCCATTTCCTTAGTCTTATCCATCATGGATTTCTTAGCACTGTCCTTTCTAGACTGAAGTTGTTTCTGACGTTTCAACTTCTTCATCTGACCGATTTGCTTCTGTGCTCTCTCAGTATTTGATGGAGCTGCTTCAGAAATTTGTTTTTCTTCTACTGTTTCCTTCATTTTTCTTCTATTAATGCGAGACATCAATTCTTTTGCACCCGATGTGCGACCATCAACTTGGTCTTTGTTACCCTTTTTGTAACGCCTGTGTTGTCTAGGATTGACTACTACGAACGCTGGTGGTAGTGCTAATCCAGAACCATCTCCAGCCTTCATATCAAGTTCAACTCCTTTAAACACTCAGTATTTACATCTTTATTTAGTGATAGAGGAAGTCTGTCAAGAAATAACAGGAATGCCTTCATCACTGGCCAGTAGTTCTTCTCTATTTTATAGAAGAGTAAGGGCGTTGCTGCGTCACCAAATACATTGTACAACAATATAATATGATTAAGTATTAGATGTTTTTTAAGCTCTCCCGTAGTTTCAAATCTACGGAAGAGCCTCTTAATGTATTTGAATTTTTTTATATCCTCCTCAAAGTCAGCGTATGTAACTGACTGAGGATTATTATAATTTTTAATAGCAAAGATAGTCCAGTTATCTGGAGTCAATTCATCAAACTTCATTTACATATTAAGTAACGGTTAGGGTTGCAGCGTTAGATGTTACGGGTGTTGCACCTTGTGATGTTCCAACCACACATCTGTACTTGTTACCATTATCACCAGCTGCTGTTGCTGCTGTGGTATATGTTGCAGTTGTTCCACCAGAACCTGTTGAAACATTAGCATAGTTAGTACCATCTGTACTTACTTGCCACTGGAATGTTGCTGTAGCACCTACGCCATTTACATTAACTGTAATGTCTGAAGCACCACCATATGTACCAGTTCTACTTAGTGTAATTGTATCGTTGTCTGTGTATCCACCACCTGCGTCTGTCATTGTAGGTGTGGCAGAACCATTAGCAGCAACTACGACTGATACTTTGATTCCTGATCCAGTACCACCTGTACCTGAAATTACATATGTACCAGCAGTTCTTCCTGCTGTAGCACCAGCGTTAGCAGCACCGTCAATTGCAGATGCCTTACCTGTTGGCACAGCAGTAACTGAGAATTGAGCAGTGTTGGTTGCAGCAACAGATGCGTTAGAAGGATTACTTGTAGTAACTGTGGATAAGAAGTCACCTGCAAGTGTATCATCTGCCTGTGTCTCACCAGAGTTTGCTTCACCATTAGCGATGAAGATTAATTGCTCTGCCTTGTGACGTGGGTTACCTGCACTATCGTTATAAGTGAAGTATGACCACCAACCAGGAGCATTCAATCCACGATTCTTATTCTGTGCTAGTGCTGCTTCTGTTTCGTCAATATAGACGATAGTTTTTGTTTGTGAACTCGCAGCAACACCAATACCAGCTTTGGTTTTATTGGCATTACTGTCGTCCTTACCATAAAGTGACATTGAGATGCTCCGTTATTAAAATTTGTCTATACTATATTTATTCAAGTAGTGCTTTCTCTAGTGCTGCGACTAGTTGATCATCTACTTTGTTACCTGATTTGGCTGCTGCCTTCTTAAGTAGTCCAATAACAAACTCCTTAAGTTTATCTTCTAGATCTTCTGGGATCTTGTCTACTGCTGCATCAATGATTTTGATGGCGAATGGGAGTAAAAATTTAGTCATAATTAAAACAATATTGTTATATTATATAGTGTTATATTTATACCAGTTTATGCTGGTACACAATTTGGTACAGATTTACCACCTTTCATCTTAGTTCCTTGAGCTCTGTAACCCTTCCAACATGTCTTCTTCTTAGGGTCTCTACCAATATTTCTTTTTGCTTGTGCTAATGAAGCTTCCTTGACGAGCATACCATCCTTACCTACCTTCGTGCCTTTTGGTATAGGTTTGCACTTTTTCTCATCAAAACAATAGTAGTTACCTTCACTACAAGATTCCTTGCCTTCTTTAACACCCAATGCTTTATCAGGTTTCTCAGGAACTTGTGGCATTATCTTTAATGTAGTACCCTTTTTCAATTTTAGTTCTTTTTTAGCTTTGATTTTAGCAGCGTAGCCAGAATCTTCTCTAAATTGCTTAAGGTTTTTCATGTTTGATTCTATCTTTTTTTCTTAAAGGAGTGCCTTTAGGATCTCTTTTTAATTCACGTTTAATTTGTTTAAGTTTCTTTAAATGTTCACGAATCTCTCTTCTTTCCATAGTATGACATAATCTTAGAAGTCATTTTCTTAGCATTTGACTTCCATTCTTCAGTTTTCACTTCCTCTTTATGAGGTATTGTATTACCATCCTTATCTTTTTCATGATGCTCTTCTATTTCAGCAAATAGATTCTCAATCTCTTCCTTCTTCATTCCTTTCTTAGCCATCGCTTTCTTGATAGCCTTGTCTCTGGATCCGAAGTACTCATCCTTTCCTGATTCTATCTTACCATCACCATCATAATCTTTCTTTGCTTTCTTTTCTTCTAACTGCTCACCTTCTGGTTCAAAACCTGCTTTAACACAGTTGTCAACAGTCTTTCCACCTTTCTTTTTAGTACCTGCAAGTTTGTATCCTTTCCAACATGCCTTACCATCAAGACCTTTTGCCTTCTCAATGACGTACATTTCGCCATCAATTTCAACTTGTTCCTTAGAAACCAAAGTCATGTTCTTCAACTGAGCACCATGTGATTGTGGTTGACCAGTTGACATAGATCCTTGTCCAATTGTCATTGTACCCTTGAGAGCAACAGGGGGTTCACCAGGATTTGCATTTGATTTGGGGTCTTTTTGACTACCATCATCAGAATTTACAACACTTGGAGTAGGAATAGCACCAGACTTATCGTACTCTATAGCAGGTAACTCACCGATAGCAGACTTAAATGCTGCACCAGTTCCACCACCTTGCTTCTGTCCCGTAGGAATCTCTTCCTCGTTAATGTTAGAACCTTGGAAGCATTCGCCACCCATCCAGTTCTCATACATTTTCATCAATTGTTTTGAATACTCGTCATTTGCGGTGACAGTATTAACGGCTCTCTGTTTATCCATTTTATACTTATAGACAGTCTTCTAGGATCTATTTATATCTCTAATATCTTTTACCCATGCACGAAACATTTCACCATCTTCGGTAACACAGATAACGTAATTAACACCTGCTCTGTGGATCCTACCTTTTTGACCTGTGATGGCATTCATAATGTAGTCACCCTCAACAAATACTTCTTTCTTACGATACTGTTGTCTGAGTGCCTGTTCACGTAGTTTTCTAAAATTTTTCATTTAGCATTTCCACTTCCGTAGTGCTAGTGCCTTACGGGTTGGTCTTCCTTTCTCATCTTTCATGGGTCCTTTGACCCCACCCATACGAGCACAGAAAGATCTTTTTCTAGGACCACCTTCTGGTTGTGGTCGTTTTAAATCACTACCAGGATTCTCACGTTCGTAAGACTTGCGACCCTTTTCATTGAGTCCACCAGATTTATTCTTACCCTCTTTACGTTGCCAAGCAGATTCTTGGAAATCTTGAAATGTTTTCATTTAAAATTTGCTGGTAAATTTAATGCAATTTCTACCATCAAAGCGTGGCAGTCTTTATCATTCAGTGTTTTTGGTATACCTGCACGAAATGCTTTGAAGTCACCAGCAAATGCTGCTCTTCTCATCTTAGTACCAGATACTGCAAAGGTATCACCATCTGCATCTCTACTACCAGAAGATACTATTTCTAAAGCACGAAATGAAAAATCTTTATCATTGCCATTGTATTTATGTAACCATTGCATCGCAGCGACCCTATCAGATCCTACCATAAACACCGCTTCATCGTATCCTCCCATCATTAAGTCTTGCATGATAGCAACTGGTTCTCTAGGACCGCTATAAAACTTACCTTTATGCTCTGGAAACATTTTAGTTATCCAAAACAATTTTCTTTTTGGTGGTAGAGGATTAGTACCCTTAGCGTCATGACTTTGAGAGATGTATATACGATAATCATCAGCACCAGCTGCTTTCTTTACACCAGCAAAGTTATCTTTGTGTCCAGAAGTAGGTGGTTGAAACCTACCAAATGTAAAATAACATCTTCTACCCTTTAACGCCATTGTTTTGCCAAAGTAAAGTTAATATAAGAGAACTCTAAACGGTTAACAAACTTAATCATGTCACCATTTCTATGTAGTACATACCCTTCAGGTCCTGTAACTTTATATCCCTTTTCAGTTTGAGCAAATGTTCTAAAAGTTTCTAGATGATCTAGTTTATCAATAACCATTTGCTTTACTGTCTGTAATTCTTTATAAAGATTAAGCATTGACTTAAATTTATATACATTAACTCTTAGATAATTCTGACTATTATGTACTAACTTACTCTTCTGTGCCTTAGTTGATGCTGTTTTAATCTTATCAAGCATCGCTGTTGTTTTATCATAGTAAAAATTATAAAGATTTTCAAATGCTGTATCAGCATTACTAATAGTACGTGCTGCTTTTATCTCCGCATTAAAAAATGGTTTCAAATATGATGCTACATGCCATTTTTCATCACCTGTACTACCTGTATTTGTAACCAACTCATCTAAAAAATCACCACACTTCTTACACATTGCTTCTATGTCTGATACATGCTTATCAAATTTCATTTCTTCTGAATGATTTAATCCTACCTTATGCATTGGTGTATCATTATTAATTACAGCAACATCAGGATTATCTTTAAAATTAGTAGCAGCTCCTGCTCTTGCTGACATAGTAGACAAATCATATCCATCTCTTTCACCCCTATAATGAGTATGAAATACCACTCCAATCTTTGCTTTTGAAATTCTCTTACCAATATCATGGTCTATAGGAATACCATAGGTAATAGTATTAGGTCTAAAAGTATAAAGTCTCTCACCATGCACATTCTCTTTCTTTACAGTAGAAGCAGTGAACATTAAATCACCCTGTATGACACCCGTTATACCAAGATTTCTAAAGTATTGAAGAGACATCTTTAATTTCTCTGCTAGATCTCCTTTATACTCAAATTTATCAACATCAGATTCTGTATAACATATCTTTGGTTCAGTCTTATTGAACACAGATTTAGTCCCAACAAAAAATAATCCATTTGCAGGATCTTTACCACACACAATTGATGGTGCTCCATCCCACTTAGTCTGCATGTAACCTGTACTGTTATCACACCCAAGCATCTTACGCAATTCTTGTAAAAATCCAACAGCTGCCTTACATCCCTCAACACCATAGTTGAGCATCTCATCTTCCAAATGTTCTAAGTGTTTTAGTTGTGTTACATTAGCCATTATGATGATACCTTTAAAAATGGTGCTGACTTATCTGTTCTAGAAGCAGCATACTGATACAATCTACTTGAAACTTCATTTCTTTCAGCACTATTCCCATTCATTACAATATCAATTACCTCCAACCCAAGAAATTTAGAGAATTTCCACTGATGTTTTTTAGCACGATCTTTATTATCTGCACTCTGAACTCTCTCCATAGTAAGAACTTCTGATAACCTTGTTTTACTAGGATTTCTATGCTTATAAAGGTTTCCTCTATCACCCATCAATAAAACTCCTTGATTTCTATCAGCAAGATCAAAAATCATTTTGTCTAAAGTGTTTCCATGTGCTGCTCTTTTAGCACTATCAACATCATGGTTTCTAAAACAACCATTACCTTCACCATATACAGCTTCAAGAATCTTATCTAAAACACCACCACCAACTCTTCCTCCTTTAGCACCATCACCAAAGGAACTTCCACCTGTAATTTCTCCTTGCCAAGTATTACCTTTACCACTACTATCTCTCATCTGCATTTTAAATCCTTGACCATCAAAATAAGTATCAATAGAACCAAACAAACTATTAGCACCACAAGAAACAAAAGATTTACGTGGTCTCGCTTCACCCATGTTAGTTCTTTCTATCCTTGCTGTACTCGCTGTGACTTTCTTTAAAGATACACCAATTAATTTTTTTTGATTTACTAAGTCCATCAACAAACTATTCCAACCTGCAAAATATTCTTCAAATGTTGTTAAAGGTGATGATATAGAACAGTCACATAACCATATATCTGCTGGAGTCCACTTATTAATATCAGCAAAAGGTTTTTCCTCGTTATCATTTACAACTTTCCAGTGATCATTAATCGCTTTAACAAACTTATTACCATGATACCAATGGAAACCAGTATTTCTATACCTTACATCAGCATATAATGCATTAGCGGTACGAATACTAGACTTCATCCAGTCATCATTCTCCATCAAATACTCATGAATATCCTCCATACTTTCTTTAGTTTCAACATGATTACGAACACTCTTAAAATCTTCTAAAGTGCATCTATAATCATCTTGTATGGGTCTATTCAAACTATATCTAAAAGCACCAACCCAACAGGCAGCACCTTCAAACAAATCAGTGTTCTCTGCACCCGCACCAGAACCACCTGTGCTACCAAACTCAGTTGTTTTTACTAAACCAGTAGGAGCAATCTTATATTCTTTAGTATCATTACCAGATACTTTTAATGCAGTTAATATCTTACCCTCGTTACCCCTCTTTTGATACCTTTTAGCAAAAGAATCTCCACTACCAATAGGATCATCAAAATCAAGTTTACCATTAACACAATCTTTCATGTCATTCAATACATCAGTAGAACATGTAATGACAGCGTTAGGACCAGCAGCACCAGTAACAGGAACTGCTCTCCTTTGTTCTATAATATTAATAAGAGTAGCTAATCTCATTTGCCCATCACGAATATCACCGTATTCAGCAAATGACATATTGTTAGCCATACAACTAGACTATTACTTTCTGTATTTAGAGTCTAACGATCTCCTTTTGCTCTGACTTCAGACTTTTCTACAGAAAAACTACCACCAGGATATCTCTTCTCTAATTTTTTTACATTACCTTTGACGACATCATCAAAATCTACACCTAATGCTATACAAGCGTTTGCTACGTACCACATAACATCACCCAACTCAATAATAAGATGTTCTCTATTGTCGTCATTCCAAGGCTTACCTTGGAAGACCATCTTTTTAACGATCTCCAAAAATTCACCAGACTCAGCAGCAAGCCCAATGCCAGCAGTGGTAAGACGTTCAATGCAGGCACCTTGTCTGTCAAGTTCACCCATGCGATCAGCAAGAGCGACAAAATCTTTAGAACTATCGGATGTGACAGCATCTACAAACTGTTCATATTTTTTAAAATCAATAGACATAATTTATACATTCCATTCAGCAAATTTAGATAATCGGTTTTGTGTTTCAGAGAACTGTGGCATCCCTTCTTCCTCTTGTGTATCCATTACAGATGTACTATCAGCAACATCATAGAGTCTCATCTTAGCTCTGTCAATACCAATCATAAATTTTCTATTATTGGTAGGATCATTATATCTATTCTTCAATTGCTTGACTAAGATTCTACCTTGAGATTCTAATTCTTCAGTAGATATAAGAGCGAACATAAGATCAGCAGTTGCAGGTAAACCAAATGACTCAGAGGTATCGGTAAGATCAGGATCACTATTGCCAAAACCAGCACGAGTAGTTTGAGTAGCGGATATAATCGGGACATTGTGTTCCACAGCAAGTCCACGAAGTTCTTCTGCAATCGCTTTAACATAAGTATATGAATTGACAATCGCACCTTTATACCTCGCACTTGCACATATATTTAAGTAATCTATGAATATTATATCAGGTTTGAAATCTTTTTTCAATGCTAGATCTGATAAGAGTGCCTTAAAATGACCTGCATGAGCAGATGCAGTAGGATATTCTTTGATGATAAGTTTACCTTGTGTTTTCCTAGAAATTTCATTGACTTTACTATTGTAAAGAACTTCTGGAAGTTCTGGTATATCTCTTATGTTGCAGTTGAGAAGATTTGCGTCAATTCGTTCAGCAATTTTTTCTTCTGCCATTTCACATGTAATGTATAGTACGTTCCGTCCTTGCAACAGGATGGAGCTAGCCACGTGGCACATGAATAGAGACTTCCCGACACCCGTACCAGCAAGTGCGATGTTAAGAGTCTTGTTAGGGAGACCACCTTTCGTGATATAATTAAACTTTTCAAGATCAAAGGCAATTTTTTCCTCTGTTTTGTGGTAGAACTCGTATCTATCTTTAGATTGTTCAATGTAGTCATGTCCGATATGTTCATCAAAGGAAACAGCAAGAGCATCTTGAAGGATACTAGGGATAGCACCCTTATCTAACTTACCATCTCCACCATCAGCAATCTTAATTGATTGCATTAACGCAAGATATATAGCACGATCCTGACACCATTTTTCTGTAGCATCTACTACCCAATCCTTATCAACCCACTCATCATTATAGTTTTTAATATGTTCAAGACATTTTTGAAATGTCTCATCTGTCAGGTCATTACGATTTTGTAAATTGATATTAAGGACTTCTTTAGTCGGAACTTTATCATACTTAGTAGAAAAATCTTGAATCTCTTCAAAGATAATCTTTTCATGAAGTTCAATAAAATAATCTGCCTTGACAAATGGAACTACCTTACGATAATACTCCTCATCGTATAGTAAATTTCTAAGAATTGTTTCTTCAATTCTTTCAGTTGCCATAACTATATTCCGTCCTTGCCGCTTCTTCTAATTTTGCCATTATTTCGTCTGTGAAGTATTTCTCAGGATCACTGAGTATAGACTTAGGATAAACATTACTACCACCAATGGAGATACGGTTTCCCACCCTCTTAAAGACGTTGTACTTCTCACCCAATTCAATGAGTCCATAATATTTGTCCAATCCACGTTCGTCAAAGTATAATCTGGTAGCAACTTTAGAACCCTCCTGTGTAAATCTAGATTTTTTTGCTTCACACTTAATGATATTACCCACTAAGTCTGTTCCCTCTTTTTCTTTTGATTTTGTTAAAAATATAATAGTAGATGCTGCATATTTTAGACCTGCACCACCTCCCATTTCTTTTGTTGGCACATAAGATCCAATCACATCATATGTGTGATTAGTAACTATCATAGGAATCTGTGCTTGTCCTAGTTTTAAAGTCAAAATTCTAAAAGCACCCTTAATTAGTTGTGATTTAGTCATATCTCTGACTTGTTTATCTGCTAATGCATCATCCATTTCTTTGGATGTACTAAGCATACCAAGAGAATCAAGAACAAACATCAATGGTTGACGTTGATCTTTTGGTTCTTTCATATACTTATCAACAATTCTCAATGCTTGAGTTCTAAACTCTTCTATTGTTGCAACAGGAAAGATTACCATGCGAGAGGAATCAATTCCTCTAGTTTCAATTATATCTTTACTGAGAGCAGATTCAGACTCAAAGTAAATAACCCCACCGTTGCTATTGTTATCAAGAAAGTTGCGTACAACACTAAGGGCAAAGAAAGTTTTTCCTGTTGAGGATTCTCCTGCCAATGCAGTGACTTTGTTGGATGGAATACCTCCAAATAAAGAACCACTAACGACAGCGTTGAAAATGTAAGAGCCAGTATCAACAAAGGAGGATGTATCTCCTGCAGCCACTCCATCACTAACCTTACTTGCAAATTCATTTCCACTATCTTTAATTACTGTATCTAAGAAACCCATGTGTCTGTTACCTCACTTTCGTACATATTAAT